GGAGTTGTTCCTGTTTTCATTATGTCTACTGGAGAATATAAACCTCTAGCGCCGCTACGCATTAAAGCTGTTTGGCCTCCCACCTGTGTTCCAAATCTAGCTATTTGATTAGCTATTTGTTGTTGTCTGTTAGCTTCAATATTTTGTTGATAAGTTTGTTGCATTCTAGCATCCATTCTAGGATCAACTACTGCACCGTCCTGTAATTTAATTCTATTTATTCCCATAATATTTTATACCTCATTATAATGATTCTGAATACTGTAATTTTTCTAAACTAGTCATTTGATTATATGGCTTACTTAAAGCTTGATTCGTGCCGCTTGCCCCTAGTACAGGTGTTGTGCCCGGTTCTATGTTGCTTCTGACTGCGCCGTCGTTATTAAATATTTTACCAATAATAGATGGAGATTTTGGTAACTCAAAACCTAGTTGAGAAAAAGATATATCGTCATCTAATAAATTTAATCTTCTATTATTGTTAATAATTTTATTAATAGAAGGTAGCGCTTTAAAATACGGGTCAGGTATACTAACACCTTCTTTTTTATTTAACTCTCGATTAATTTCGCCCATTCTATTAATAAAAAAATTACTTGGTTCTTTAGGAGTATATACTCCAAACATTAAATCACTAACAATATCTTTACCTAAACCTTTTCTTGCTTTTAATTTTTCTTCTATTTTATAATCTTTCATTCCTAAATTTCTCATAGCCTCAATATCCTTAGCCATTTGTTTTAAAACATGAAATCTTCTAGCTTCAGAATATTGATATCCTTCTAAAATATCTTGTGGAGTAACTCTACCTCCTCTTAATAAAGGTGATGTAAATAAGTTTTCACTTTTCTTTAAAGAAGATCCAAACGAAGAAATTTTAAATTGTAAAGCTTTTTCAGGGTCTGACTTAACTGCTCTAAAACCCCATAGTCCAGGTAACTCATCCGATAGATTAAAAGTCCTACCATATTCATCTGTTTTATCTCTTGCAGCAAGAGATAATCTTTCTAGCTGTTTAAAAGTAGACCCCATTGGAACTACTTGTTTTCCAATGTGACCAACAGCTTTTATCATTTTTGTAAATGGTTCGTCTTCTTCTCTCCATACTCTTCGACCATCTTTACCTACTCCTCCTCTAATAACTGAATCTATAACAGCTTCTGATAAAATAGATTCTGATGCAAACGGTTCTAATAATTCTCTTATTCCATCTTGTAATCCATCACCTAATGCAGCTTTTAAAGATATGTCATCTTCCTTACCCTCGTTAACAGCATTGCTAACTGCTTGGATAGGTCTTAGTAAAAAATCATATGCATTAGAATAACTAAAATCTACGTATTTTAAGTAACCATTTTTATCTCTACCTGTAGGAACTAATGTAGAATTTTTAGACCACTCAGGAACCACTCTTCGTAATGCCTCCATTTCTTCATTATTTACATCATGAATTGCCATCATTGTTTGTTTAAATGCTAATGGAACACCGCCAACTGTTATTGCAAAACTAGCTAATCTTTTTTTACCAAGTTGTTTTATTGAGGGTATATTACTAGACATTTCTTTAATTGCTGTGTCTACAATATTAGAACCCGATCTCATTATTTCTAATGGAAATGCAATAAAGTTTCCAAAAGGAGACATACGTAAAGCTCTACCAAATCTACCAACATAAGCATAGTTAGGAACATTGTTACGTGTTAATTTTCCACCTACCTCATCTAAAAATAATTGAAAGTCACCATCAAAAGTCCTTGTTGCTTTATCATAAAATCTTTCAATAGAGTTATTTAAAAAATCTCTTACTTCCGTAGTAACACCTTTACCTTTTAAAGCGTCTTTAAAATTATTTTTATCAATTTTTAAATCATTAAAAATTTTTTCGTATCTGTTACGTTCTAAAAACCAATTTATATTTTTATGAAATGTGTCTTCTTCGACGTATAGTTGTTGTGTTTTTTCATAAAATTTTTTAGCTAATTTTTTTCCTTTTAATATTCTATTATATGCTTTACCTTGTGCTTCTGATAAATTACCTAATATATTCCCACCAAAATCGCTTTGCATTCTAATAATTTCTCCTACCTCCGCTTGAGTGCCACCTCCTACTCCAACTCTTGCAGATCTATTTACTATATCAGCAACAGCTTTGTTTGAATTAACACCTGCTGGATTTAGTCTATAAGCACTCATTCGTCTTGAAGTTTCTAAAATACCCTCACCTAGTTTACCTGTTGCTAAAACTTCACCTCCTAAACTTGTAGGTAACAAGGCTTTAAAATCTCCTCCTATAGGAACTGCTGCTCCATTTGCTGCTACAAATGCACCGGCACTTATAAAGTTTCTTACGTGAGTAAGAGCATTTAAAACTGTTTTACTTATTTGAGAAATTGTTTTTGGTCCAAGAACACCATATTTATATATTGTTCCTAATGTGCCTAAATTATTTAACCAATTAGTTGTTGTATCAAATACAGTGTCATACTGTGGTGCCTGCATCCATTTTCCATCTAAAGGTGATAACCCATCTATACCTGTAGATTTTACTTGTTTAAATTGTTTTGGATCATTTAACATAATTGTTGCTTCTTCTATGTTTCTAGCTCTACCAGAAGCAACTAAATCTTCTGCAGCACTGGCTGTTGAACCAATTGCATCTCCTTGACCAAAAATATATTTTGATCTATCAAACTCAACTTTTAATAAATCTTCTGTTTCTTTAGTTGCAATAGCTAGTGTTTCTTCAGGAGTATAATACTTACCATTTGCATCAAAAAATTGTTCTTTAATTCTTCCTTTTTTTATATTGTCTGCTGTTAATTCTTTTATATTTATTTCTTCTCCAACAGAATTTAAAAATTTAGTAACACCTCTATCTACAACAACACTACCACCTTTAGTGCTTCCTTGTTTTGCAATTGTGTTTACGTAATCTAACGTATAATTTAATGAAGCCATTTTACTAACACTGTTTACAAAATTGTATGTAGGATCTTTTATTCTTCCTAAAACAATTTCCTCCCACTCGTCTAATTTTTTTCTCTTAAGGACAGAGGTTTGAACTGTAATAGCATCTTTTTCGGTTTGTTTAATTGGTTCTCCTAATATTTTTTCAACAGCCTTATCGGGGTCTAACTCATCAAGATTTTTAGCTTTTAAATATCTATTAATTTTTGCTGTGCCTTTTTCTGTAAATTCATTAATTATTTCATCAGGCACTATTATGTCTTTTGGTTTTATTTGTTTACCTGCTTTACTTAACTTTGTTGCTTCGGTTACTTGATAAGCACGTTTTTGTTGTTCTACGAAAGATTTTAAAGCAGGTTCTTTTACTTCTGCTATATTTCTATTAATTCTAAAAAGTGGAATAGTAGATTGATTAAACTGAGCGTAATCGGCTGTTAAATAGTTTCCAAGTTCTGCATGTAATTTTTGAGATAATTCTACTTTTAAATTTTTTTGTGAAATTCTACCTGTTAAATTATCAACGGTAGATCTCATATTTTTTATTACATTTTCAAAATCTTTTCTGGCTTTTTGTCCACCACCACTTTCTATTTTTTTTAAAAATTTATCTGCTTTACCGTTTGGGGTAATTGCATAATCATCTAAACTAAAAAATCCTGTTTGTCCTTGTTCTCCAATTATTTTTTCAGGAGTAATTAATCTTTGAGTTCCTTCTGGTCCTGGTTCATATTTAAAAGTCTTTCTAGCTTTATTTTTTATTCCAGATTTATTTTCTATAATATTAGGTAATTCTTCTAAACTAATATTATCTAATTTTTTACCAGGTAAAGGTTGTAATATATCTTGAAGTTCTTTTAATATTCCTGATTCATCTAAATTTAAAGATTTATCTAATTTGGGTACAACGTCTTTTATAGCTTTATGTAATTTTGCAACTTCTGTAGCTGCATCTGCTTTAGCAACTTGAGTTAAATCTATACCTAAACGTTGAGCTTCATAAGATGCACGAGTTCCTGCGTATGATGGCTTTAAACCATATAAAGCTTTTTCAACTGAAGCCGCAATACCTCCTTCTTTCCATCTCTCTAAACCATAAGTTGCAGGTTCTCTTAATTTTTTAACACCTTTACCTGCTCCTGTTATTCCTAAATTAAATAGTGCTCCTTCTGTACCAAATTTTATTCTATTAGTTAATCTACGAAAAGCTTCTGCTCGTCCTTCTTTACTTTCTGTATCCATCATAGTAATAGCAAAAGGCTCTAAAGAAGTTCCTTTTAACATATCACCTAATGTTCCTATATCTTCGTCAGAAACTAAAGATTCACCAACACCACTACCTATAATACCACCTGCTAGTGGAGTGGTTAATACATCTTGTCCTTTTTGAATTACTTGTCCAAATTTTGATAATGAAACTGCTTTACCTGCTCTCTTTGCAGCTAATGCTCTTTTAGCTAAGTTAGAAGCACGAATTGCACTTGCTGCTTTTACTCCAAGCGTAGCTCCCTTAACAGCAACAGGACCGATAGATGCTAGTGCTTGAGTTATTTTACCTATGCCTCTTGATTCAGCTACTTCATCAAACGGGTTTAAATCATCAAAAAATTTTTCTACTTCTTCTGCTGTTTCAGTTCCTAGTCCAAGATCTAAAAGTTCTGCTCCTAAAGAAATTATACCTTCTGGAATTTTAATTAACCCAGATGCTATACCTGCAGCTGCTGCAGTAAAGAAACCAGTTTCATCTGATTTTTTCTTTTTATTAGCTTTTGTTGCACCGTAGAGTTCTTCTTGACTTAAAGGCATAGTCTTACCTTTCTATTTTTCTTTAGGTTTATCTTTAAAACCTTCTTCATTCATACCAATTGCAGTGATTTCTCCGTCTTGTTTAACTACTCTTACAAATCTTCCTGTATCGGACACATAGTATGCACCTACATTATCTTCATCTAACTCATCAGGTAATATTTCATTAAACCTACCAATCAACTCAGGATACAAACTAGGTAATTTTTTAGATTCTGATATATATTTTTCTTGATTACTAAATTTTAATCCAAGTGATGATGCAGATTCAGCATATCTTTTTGTTTCTGCTGCTTGAAAAGTTCTATCATTTGTTTGAAGATCAACATAATCGTTATATGCTTGTTTTAATTTATCTTTTCCTTTATATCCTTGAGCTTTTGCAATTGCTTCTAAAGTTTTATCTAATGGCCCACCTTCATTTTCTTTAATAGCTGTTTGTAGTGCAAGTAGTTTTGCCTGTCTTTTAGCTGCTGATTCTTCTTTAATGGTTTCTCCTGCACTTTCTAATGGTTTTTCTGCAGCTTTACCAATAGCTCCAACTAAATCCCCACCGGGTTGTGCTAATATACCAGCACCAAATTTTGCAAGATCTAAGTATAATGATTTTTTAGTATCTTCGTCTGATACTCCTAATTCTTTTTCAAATATAGGTGCATATTCTTTATATGCTTTCATTAAAGCTGTTTCTTCATCTTTAATATTTTTTTCACCACCATCAACATCTAACGAATCTAGTTTCATTTTAGGATCTCCTCCACCTGGAGGAGTTTTAGGTTTTATATCTACAGGTTGTTCACTAGCAAATATCCCTGCTTTAGGTGTTGCATCTGTTGTGGCTCCAAAAAAATATGCTTTGTTAGGATCTCTTTCAGATATAGAATCTCCTATAATAGGTATTTGTTGTGTAAATTTTGTTCCTGAAAAACCTGGATTAGCTCCTGTAAAAAATTCTGTTATTTTATTTGCAGGCACACCACCCATATCATAAACAGCTGTAACTACATCTGCTATATTTCTATTAGTTGCTGTTGCTATTTTTTGAAGCTCTCTTCCAAAAGGAGTATCTGTTAAAAATTTATTAAACATAGTAGTACCTTCTTGAAAACCAGTTCTAGGTGTTAGTCCTCCATCAGGTTGAATACCTGACATAATGCCAGTCATACCACCACCCATATATTTAGGTCTTATAGTTTTAATGCCGCCACTCGCATACTTTTCTCTTTGGGCCATGCCACCTTTTCTAAACATTGGTCTTGTTAAAGTTCTAGACATGATTAATTACCAAATCCAAATGCTTTACCAACTGCAGCAAAAGGATTGTTACCTGTTAGTCCACCATAAATACCAGCAATACCTGTACCTAAACCTAATGCAGTTTGTAAAGGACTAGCTTGTGGTGTTTGTGCTATTTGTGTTTGACCTGGGTATCCAGAAATTAGTTGCGCGACACCCGAACCGTAGGTACCTAATCTTTGATAAGGTTCATATGCTTGTGTTTGTGCTGCTTGTTGCTGTGCATCTAGTATAGCTTGACTCTGTGCTTGTTGTATACCACCTAATCTACCTAAACCAGATATTTGTTGTTGTGCTAAATTTTGTAATCCACCACCTAATGTTGCTTGTTGTGTTGCAATCGCTTGTTGGTTAGCAAGGTCTTGTTGTCTTCTTGCTGCTGCGTTTTGAAATCCTTGTTGTAATAAATTAGCTTGAATGCCTGCTCTGTTTCTAGCTTGGTTAGCAAGAAACTCTGCTTGTAATACACCTTCTCTACCACCACCAAAAGCACCTGGTACACCTAATGCTCTTGCAGACTGTTGAGCTTGTTGTGCTTGTGTCTGTCTATCAAACTCAGTTAGTGTTGTATCAATAACATCTTGTTGATAAGGAGACATGTAAGATTGAATAGAGCCTGCTCCTGTGCCTGCTCCAGTTCCTGTCAAAGCTGTTGCTGCATCTGCTGCTGTTGATGCTTTAGTTAAAAATGGTTGAAATGATCCTAAACCTTTAGTTGGATCAACTGCTTGTTGATAAGCTGCTACTTGTAATGCATCTTGTGCTGCAACCTGTGGTGAAAATTTAGTTGTATCAACTGGTAATGATGTTAACGCTGCTATTTGCGTTCCGTAATCTCTACCTAAATCTTCTATAAATTGTGCGGGTAATGTTCTTGTTATTGTTTCAGCCATTATTTTACCATTCCTTCTAATCTTTTCATTGTATTATACATTTTTTGTGCTCCTTTATCAATGCTCCCGCCGCCCGCTCCTCGAACCGCGTCAGCTGTCATTACAAACTCGTTCTTAGATAACATAGCAGGGACATCATCTGCTTTTTCTTTTATACCAACTGGTACAAATCCACCTTTGTCTCTGTAGTCTCGTTCCATAACACCAGCACTATTTTTTCTCATATTACCTGTAGGTATACTCATCATACCACCTTTAGCTTTTTTAACTTTTTTCTTTTTCTTACTTTTCTTTTTATATTTACTTGAGTAGTCTGCAACATCCTCTACGTTAGGATTCATAATCATAAATTCTCTCATTTCATCACCAACCATTTTTTCTCCGACAACTGCAGGATTGCCTCTCTTTGATGGTTTACCTCCTTCTGCTAATTTTGCTAACATTTCTGGATCTTGTCTCCCTTGATAAGGTGCCTGTCCAATAGATTGTAAATATTGTGCAAAAGCTGCTGCTTCAGCACCATTTCTAAAAGTAAATTGTTCACCATTAGGCAATGTAACTGGAACTAGAGCCATTGTTCCTGAACCAGGAGGATTAGTTTTTTTATATTCTTCAAAGCCTGACATTAATTGATTTGTAGGTAGAGGGTCGTTGTAGCCTCCTACTGGAATCTTATTTATTTGTCCAGGATCTTGTGCATATCTACCTTCATATCTTGGATCAAAACCAGGTGATGTGGGTGACATTACAGTTTCGCCTTCATCACTTTCTTCTAATATAGGTTGTGGAGCAAAAGCATCTGGATCTTGATCAAGAACATCTCCAATCAAACCTGGTAGTAAACTACCAAATCCACCGCCACCACCAGGTAATGGTATTGGTATCATGTCAGATTTAATTGGTATTACTTTTGGTTCTTCTTCAATTGGTGTTACTTTTGGTACGACTTTTTCATATAAGTCTGGAAGTAATCCTCCTAGTCCGTTACCGATCGATCCTCCTGACACTGGTGTTTCTACTGGTGCAGGAGTTACTGGTGCAGGAGTTACTGGTGCAGGAGTTACTGGTGCAGGAATTACTGGTGTAGGTGTTGCAACAGCAGGTATACCTATTCTAGCTCTTGCCTGATTTAATAATTGTTCATTAGCTGCAGCTCTTGCTTGATTAGCTGCAATATTTTGTGCGTAAGTGTTAGCCATAGTTACGCCACCTGTTTGATATCCTGCTCTGCCACCTTTTGCTGCTTGAAACGAACCTTCAGGAACGAGGAATCTGTAATTCTTATCAAACATTTGTTTTCTATTTAATTTACCTGTTCTATATTTTTCTATGTCTGCTCTTATTTGATCAAAGCCAATACCTTCACCTCTATATACATCACTGGTTAAATCTTTTGCTTCTTCTGGTGTAGCACCTTTTGCAACAAAATAACTAGCTAAAGCTCCAGCTGATATTTTACCGAGCCCTGTTAATTTTAACGATCCTGCTCCTTCTGTTATACCTAACTTACCAAGTATGCCTTCTGTTGCTCCACCTCCTATTGCATCAGGTACATTTTTAATAGGAGTTTTACCAAAAACTTTTTCCATGTTACTTGAACCTAGTGGAGAGCTAAAGCCACCTTTAAATCCTTCAAGACCACCTCTAAATGCGCCACCTGATTGAAACGGGTTACCTTGTAAACCTGCTCCACCTAAAACTCTTGCGGCTTGTCCTCCACCATAAGTTAATGCTGCAGATCTTAATCCTCTACCTAAACTTCCTGTTCTATCAAAACCGCCTATACCTGCCATAGCTGCTGCAACAGCTGGATTAAATGGTGCAACAAATGGTGCTGCTACACTAGCTACGCTTGCAAGTTCATTAGGTATAAGTTTTCTAAGTCTTTTTGTTATACCACCAAAGATAAACCCTTCTCTAGGAACAGTGTTAGTTATTCCGCCTTGCGCACGTAATTGTCTTCTAATTTGAGCTCTTGTTATCATATATATGTCAATTGTTTTATTATACTATTTAGGCAGGGATTGCACCTGAATTTACATTATTATCTGTTTTTTACAAATAAATCAAGGCTATGTTGTAACAGTTCTTGGTAATACTTCCATAGCTGAAAGTAATACATGTAGTCTATTTGCATTGCCAGCTGTAACTTTTACTATTTCTCCAGTTTCAATCACCAATGGGTTTGTTAATATCTCAGTCGGAGTATTAGCAGATATAGTTTTTTGATGTGCAACACTAAATAAAGTTAAATCACCCACATCTATTTGTATGGTTATAGTAGATCCACTGCCACTATCATCGCTTACTAATATAGACTTAATTATAGCAGTTGTTGCAGTAGGAACTGTATATAAGGTTGTAATATTTGTAGACGTTAGATCTGCTTTTTTACTTATAAAACTATTTGCCATTATCCTCCTAAAAAAAAGATAGTTGCTTCGTTATCTTCTCCTTTTTCTTCTTGAAAAGTTGTGTTTAATTTTTCTACTAAACCATTTAAATCTCTAACCAAAGATAAAAATGATTCTTGATTATATTCTCTTGGTGGCTGTGTTAACGATTGTACTATCTTTGCCATTATCTTCTTCCATCCGGTTGATAGTCTATTCTAAAAGTTCCTAATTTCCAAAACTGACTTGTGCTTGTGTTATCTATCTTTAATGATATCGATCTAGCACGTGCACGTGTATCTATTTTTTGTGTGCCACTCGTTACAGTAAATGGTCCTAATGTTGAACTAGCTGCTGTATCATTTGGAAAATCTCTTAAGTTTAATGTTATCCTTGCATCTCCTGTTTGTGCAAGAAAGTCTGGTATCACTCTTCTTATTTTCATCATAAACTCACCGTCCCCTGATAACCCCTGTGAACCTATATCAAAATCTCCAGATTCAATTGATGCAGTAATTGATGTAGTTGCACCTTCTCTTATTTGATCCAGTCCTTTTTCATGTTCATAATAATAACTAACACCGTCAACATTACCTTGTACAAATGTTGAAGAACCTGATGTGCCGTTAGAACTTGTATCATATTCTGTTGCGTGTGGTTTACCAAATACAGCAGAGTCTTGCCATGCAGTTCTTGCTAATGTTCCCGTAGTCCATACTGGTCGCTCGGGACTTGAATCTAGATAATTGAATGCAACCATTCTATTAACTGTCCCTGATCCAGAGTTTGGATAGAACCACATAACTTCACCAAACAAGTTATTAAGACCTGCATTGATATGTTGTTTTGGAATTGTGTTGATGTCATCAAATACATGATCCTCAACTAAACACGGTAACGATTCTAATCTACCAGCATATCTAAAGAAACCATTTTCTGACATCCAATAAGCTGTACCATCAACCTCAACAGCTGCGTTCTGTCCAATCAATCCACAGTTTGTACCAACTTGTTGAAACGAGAAAGTAAATGGTGGACCAACAAACCTCATGGTAAACAACGCTGTATCTGTCCAAACATAGATTGCATCACGGCCTCTGATTGCTCCAACAATCTTAGATCCATCTGCAAGTCTTTGTGTACCTGCAGTATTTGTTGCACTTGGTGCGTAAGTATTAATATCTTCTTGAGAAGAAAATCTTACAAACATAGGATCTTGTGTGGATGATGTTCCAACCGTTGTTTCTGTGCCAAAAAATATTAAGTGTCTGTCTGGAGTTGAAACTAAACTAAATGCAGATGCAGTGGGTGCACCAGATATAATTGTTGCTCTTGTGTTGTTTGCACCTGTAGGGTTTGAATCCCACTCAAAACTTTCACCGCCATTTATCGTTGCAATAAGTTTATTACCAAAGTTATCTAGTGACCAAAGTCCAGGAGCTGTTACAATATCTCCTGATGCTGCAGCATTCCATGAAAAGAAGTTTGATGCATCTGTTACTGTTGCACCACTAGAATGTATTGCTGCTGTGGTACCAACGGCACCTCTTGTTAATCCTGATAATGTTCCGCCACTATTTCCTGTATATGTAATTAGCTCTGTTCCTATCTGTACAGTTCCTGATGATGGAAAAGAACTGGAACTTGCCATAGTTAAAGATGTAACTGATGCATTTATTCCTGATGATAACGTTGAAGTAAATTGTCCTTGTTGTACACCACCCCATGATCCAAGGCCCCAACCTGTTGTTGCAGTCTCTACTGCAGGTCCAACTGGATAATAATGTCTAACTCTAATACCGCCAGATGTAGAAGCTCCTGATCCAGACTCATTAGATCCCATGGTTATAGTTAAAGTAGTATCAGTAGGTATTGATGTTACCATAAATTTTATATCTGTAAAATCTCCAGATGCAAAATTAGAATTTGTTATAGATGAAAAATTATCTAATAATATAATATCACCTTTGTTCATATTGTGTGCGGAAGAAAAAGTTAAAGTTACAGCTGCGGATCCGTTAGTTGTAGAAAATGCACTTGTTAAAGTTGTTGTAGATTTGATAGGGTGAATATCATAAAAGATACCTCCAGAGTATGCATATAAAATACTACTAGTTCCTAATGCTGCATACTTGATACCTGATGTATTAACAAAGTGATGAATAGCTGTATTACGTCCTGTCATTTCAACAGAACCTAATTGTGCCCAACCACCTATTTTTTCAGGTGAGCCATATCTAAAACGTACGTTATCACCATTAACCCATTGGCTTTCACCACCGGTTGATGTGACTTGTTTATTAAATCCTGGAGCAAACTTTACCTTTTGTAACATAGTATATACCTATGCTCTACTATGGTTTAGTTGGCCACGTAGCATTTTCACATTTTTCAACAGTATCTTTACCATCAGGCAAGTCTCTAAGATTTTGACGATATGTTTTCATATCATTAGATAGAGTGTTGTCAGATAAAGCTAAGTAATCAGTCTCAGCAAGAAGTCTATTTCTTCTTTGTCTAAGGTCAGCTAAAGCTCTAGCAGGGGCTGCATTAGCCCAAGCTGCTTCTTCGTTATCCCTAGCTGTTTCTTCAGCTGCTGTAAACTGTACTTTGTTACCGTTTATATTATGATATCTTGGCATAGTTTTCTCCTTTGTGTTTATGTATCATTTTTATAGTATTCCGTAAAGGCAAATATCCCCAGCGTCTATATTGCCAGAAGCCATTTTAAATTGTATCTCATCAATTGCAGATGTTGTATTAAAATATCCTGCAAAATAATTATTAACAGAATAAACCGCTGGATTTTGTTGATTTGTAACTCCTATAAAATGTTTTACAAATGTGGTGGAAGCTGGATTAAATAAACGTAAATAACCAGAAGCATTATCATCATTGTTTACAGTGTTTGATGCTGAACCTATTCCATCGGTTAGTGTACTAAATCCTGTGCCTTGAGCTTGATCTAATCCTGCAACGTAGGCTAATGTAGTATCACTGCCAGCTTCATTATGATATGATCTAAAAAATGTACTTGTTATTGTTTCGTTAAAATCAGCACCTCCAGAAACATTTGCTTGAAATAATAAATCTGATTCTGCAGAAGGGTGTATGTGTTTAAAAGTAAAAAGATATTCTTTATATGTAGAGTCTAATACTACATCTGAAGTTCCATTATGAAAAGTTAAAGTAGAACTAGAACTAGCAGTCAGTTTTTTAATAAACACCATAGATCCAGTATTCAAAGACCCAAAGGCTGTTGCTGATCTTACTGCTCTGTCATTAAGAAATACTAAACTCATTATGAATCCTTTAGCCCATATAGTTTTATTGTACCAGCGTCTACATTACCTGAACTAAACTTAAATTGAACTGCATCAATTGCAGCAGTTACATTACAGTAACCTCCTGTATGAACATCCATAGCATAACTGCTCCCTTCATAAAGAGAACTTCTTGATAAAAAATGTTTTACAAAAGTTGTAGAACTTGGATTAAATAAAGTTAATTCTCCAGAACAACTTTCATCACTACCATTTCCAACACTTCCTGATAAATCAGTAAAGCCTGTCCCTTGAGCAAGATCTCTACTTGCTAAATATCCTAATGAAGTTTCTGAGTCTGCTTCATCATGATAAGCCCAAAAAAATGTTGTAGTTTTAGTTGCATCATAATCTGTGCTACCATCTCTAAAACCAACTTCAAATGTTGAGTTATCACTTGCTGGATGTATATTTATAAATTTAAATATATATATTGGATACGTTGAATCTAAAACAACATCACTACTACCATTAACAAAAGATAAAGTAGAGTCAGAACTAGCAGTCAAAGTTTTAATATGTGTTAATGATTTAGCTGTTCCAGGTATAGCTGTAATACTTGAAATACTTCTGTTGTTATAAGATACAATTGACATTACACA